AAGCCAAAGCTAACTCAAGATACGTCATCATCACAATGAGTGGCGCCCATGGAGCCTTATAGACTGTGAGAGTCGTATCTGTAGCAATAGCAACTTCTGTAAGAGTAATGGTATTCGTATTAGTGTCAATAGACTCAATGAGAGTATCTTTTGGAAAAGAGTTCAGATTGACTACTAATTGACCTACAGCTAATCCAACAAGCAAACCCGGAGGAACTGTCACTATAGGAGAACCTAAAGTAATAGTCAGTCCATTTAGAACTGTTGGTGGTCCAAAAAACTTTGGGTATATAGTTAAGAAATCCGTTAGCGTATATGGCGGGTTTCCGGAGAATACCATTCCGGATGCTCCACCAAAGTACATTAGAGTGAGACTGCCGAAGTCCAACCCCGCAGTACCATAGAGCATATCATAGAATCCGGCAATGTCCGGAAACCCGTAGGTACCCATATAAGCTCCTTACTTCGATTCTGTTTCTTCCTCTTGAGAATCTTCAGAATCCTCAGAGTCTTCATCCTCATCTACAGCTTCAGCACTAGGAATCAGGGACGGAGTAGATTCCTGTTCCGGTGCAGTCTCTTTTTCCTGATTCGGTTCGTCCGAATCATCCGAAGAAGCACTTGGTGCTTGTGGAATCTGAGAGGCGGTTTGAGAAGTCTGAAGGGGAGAATCTTCATCTTCAAGAGGCTTAACTTGAGGCTCTTTTCCCCTAACGTCTGTTTGAGACCTTGCAGCTTGAATCTGTTCATCTGTGGGTCTGCTCTTAGCTCTGTTCTTCTTTCCACCGCGATGAATCGTGACTGTTCCATCTTTCACAAGCAAATCGAAACCTGGATGATCTTCTACGTCATCCGGGACTCTTACTGCTTGATTTGCTGGGACATGGACTAAACCTAGTTGATCTGCTCTCGTACCATTAAAGGACGGAGAGTGAAGATTAACGTGCCGAGTTGACTTAATAATCATCGTAATCTCCTAAAAAAACTGCGGGTCCCCAAGACCTACCCAAGAGACCCGCAGGTTCCTTGCCAGGAAAAGATTATGCGCCGTAGAAAATGCCAACAGTCTGCGGACGGTTAATCTTAACCACGCCAATGTTTGCCAGGTACAGGAATTCGAAGCACCCAGATACGATAGACGGAGGCGCACCAAACCTGGTGAGCTCCTGCGGAATGCCCAAAGACAGGCAGTCCTTATCGTACTTATATGCGATAATTTCCTGTGAAGTGCTTGGACCCTGACCATCAAGCCACTGAGGCAGAGGATAAAACTCCGGCTCAATTCCAAAGGCAGAGCCAAGATAGTTCCTCTTGACGTAATCTGCAATTGAAGCATAGCCCTGAACTCCACCAACAATAGCCATTGGAGCAGTTATTTGAATGTACTGCGCCGGCGGAATAAGGAACCGATCCGGCATTGCACCAGGTGCATTACCAGAAGCGTTCCAGATCGTCAACGCCATGAAGTTGAAGTCACCCAGAATAGCAACAGGACTCTTCGTCGACCAGGTCATGGTAGAACCAGTACCAGTGGCCGGCAAAGCAGTCTGAGTCACGCCAGGATTGTTCACCAAGCCATAGATGCCATTAAAACCAGCATAGGCACGGCGATCAAGAGTCTTGCTGTAGTCAACACGAACGCCCTTGTCCAGGAGGTCCTGAGGACTACGACCAACCTGTGCCATACGCAGTGATTCCACAATGGGAATCCTGATGCGTACTTGGTACGGAAACACAGGCCAGACGTCCTGAGTGTTGTTGTATTCGATTACGCGAGAATCGTTGGTCTGAGATCCTGCTGAGTTATCAGCCGGCCCGCGAAAATCTACGTTGTGGGCAATGTGGTTCATGATCCATCCGCCGCCGCGATCAATGGGAAGATCACGGAGGTATGTGTAGTTCTCAAGGGGCAGACGAACTACAGGATCAAGTTTGGCAAGCTCTGCCATGAGGAAGGACTGTCCCGTCGCGGCCGCAGCAGCATCAGAAAGGACTTTTCCACTCCGCAGAGCTTGAAGATTCTGCTCATATTCACGTGGAGATAGACTCATTGTATTCTATTAGACCTTTCCTTCCGCTTACGGAATCTGACGAGCAAGAATGGTGACCTGGGCTGTACCATCTACTTCCAGGAAACCAGTCTTCCATTTAAAGTTAGGATAAAGTACGGAATTAGATCCGTCAGCCTGAGCTTCCAGACCACCAACGACACCGTTCGGAACAGCACCGTTCAGCACGGTACGAATCCAAACGCTACCACCAGCAGTCGGCGTACCATTCGCGCAGTAAACATTGATAGTTCCCTGAACGAGAACATCGCAAGGTTGACCAGGAAGGTAAGAACCACCAGGAGTAACAGCCCCATTTGTTCCCTGAACATTGTAAGTGGGGTTGATGTTGACGTTACTGACCGCGATGCCCACTGGAATACTGGCAGTCAGTGTGCCACTATTCGCAATAAACTGAGCTACACTGGAATACGTGTTGTCAGTGTTAAGAACGGCAGTTTCACCGAACGCGATGCTCTTCGTATCGGTCGGCTTTACTTGCCTCTCGGATCGAAGGGAATATCCCTCGTTGCTAATGCTCCCAACGAATCCTAGGTATAGTCCTTTTACAGGAATGACTGTTGCTGGCATGTTTTACTTATTCCCTTCCTTGAGGCAAGTATTCTGGTGACGCTCCAGACCTTTACGGTACGGAACACCATCAAAACAGCTGCAGGACTTAACTTCCTTCGGCTGGGCATCCGTGGCAATAGCGGGAATTCCATCCGGAACCTTTGAAGTGGCCAGAACCTTATAGACACTGCCACCAGAGCTGTTCAGACTCTTGACCATTCCATTGTAGCTATCAACACAGGCCTGTTGGTCAGCAGAACGCTGTGAACGTGGAATTGTGAGGAAACTTGCAACCAGAGGACGAATAGCTTTGACGTGACCGATAATAGCGTCATTCGCAGCCTTAAGAACACTCGCTCCCTTGTTGTCAATACGCTCGGGTTCGGTACCATCTGCCGCAGTCTCGCCAGGCTGGATTGCGTCTTCAGCACCTTCTCCGTCCTTAGCACCCTTTTCCTTGAGCTCTTCAACTTTCTCATCAGAAGCAGGTTCAGGAGCTTTGTCCCCGATCATATCACCGAGTGCTTTACGATGTCCCATTCTCTCAGCATCGTTCGAAGCATTCATCATCGCATCGAGTGCGTCATGAGCTGCTTTGTGCTTAGAGTCGTAAGAGCACATCTTTTCATCGGCAGCAGGTTCAGCATCGACCGCCACACGCTTTGATGGTTTACCATTCTTTCCCACACCATTTGTTTCGAGTGTGAGCAAAGTATGGCCAAGTTCAGCCGCATCCTCGTCCGTGGCGTCAGCAACAGCAGACTTAACACCCCGCCCGAGAATCGAGTCCAGTAGGCTCATATTGCTCCTTTTCTTCTGTTTGATTTCGGGCGGGGCCGAATCCAGAATTGCAATTCGGTCTCCGGCCCTGCCAGTTTCCACTACTGCTACATGATTCCCTCGGATGTAGTACATTCCGATAGTACCATCAGCAAGGCGCTTGAGACGGAGAATGTAACCGCAACTTACGTCACGAATTCCAGACTCCGGGTCTCCTGTCGGTCTGATCTTTTCGATCAGCTCAGGATTTTTAATGACAAGGTTTCCTACCAACGTAACATTTCCGTCAGGAGTATCTTCGCCTTGTCGTATATTTTGAATGTGACCGCAATTAGCTTCAGCGTCGTTATCAACAGTTAGGACATTTCCTTGCGTTCTGGGGTGAGTGTCTGTTACTGTTTTACCTTCGAATGAAGCAATTGTGTCAGGATGTAAGACCTCTTCTTTAGGTCTAAATACTTTGTACTTTAGATCCCTATCAAGACCCCAAGATTCTGAAAAACCCGGAAATCCTTCAAGTTCCTTTCCAAAATACTCTTGATATCCGCTACGGCAGATGGGTACGTTCTTACAAATGAGATACCCTTCTGGAGTCATCTCCATATTCGGACTAAGTATTAGACCATAGAAAAGAGAAACTTGTTCTCTACCCATGATTTCTCCTAGTCTTTTCTAGCAGCAACGGCCCTCCGAGTCATTTCAGCTTTTCCAAGCTCTTTTCTACCGATCTCATATGCAAGTCCCGCCGGATTCGTGACCCCAGGCTTGTGTGCGAGTTTATGCTCCAGATCACTAAAAGCAGAATCGCAAACAGAACTACTACTATTACCTTGAGAAGCGATTGCGTACGGGGGACCATAACTAGTCATCTCCATAGGGGAATCGGTAATTGGAATGTGATGGGATGAACTATCTTCAGGAGTTGGATCGCATACAGGCCCAGTCGAACAAGCACTATAGCCTCCATTGATCTTCATTTAGCTTCCTCCTTGTCTTACTGGAAGTTTGGGATCAACCTTAACAGAAGGATCTTGATAAGCTGACAATCCTAGACCAGGAGCCGGGCTTATCACTGCACCCGAATTACCACCTCCATGTCCGCCACTCAATTCCATCTTAGAGTCGTGAACATTCTGATGTGGAAATTGACCTAAAACAGTGTTTCCTAAATCCATGTAGTACTCCTTAATCCAGAATTTCCATTAACTGAGCTTTTGTGAGCTGACCTATAGAGTCATTGTAGTAGACCTTGATTCTGGCGCTACCATTTGAGAATAGATCGTCCACATGTAAAACAGGCTCAGGACTACATCTACAACCCGGACAGTGACCCGGTGAGTACCGGCCTAAAATAGCCGGTAATCCTATTAAAGCCTCTGGAGAAGGAAGATCTCTCCAGAACACTAATACGCCATCGAGTTTTCTGTGAGATGGGCGAACGTGAGAGTCATGACTAGTTGTCCAGATGAAACACTGAACATCTAAGTCTTCAGATCTTGCTTCAGTCAGCTCAGAATTAATCAGATGAGGATTCTGATTAGCAACCATGGCTATGTTTCTAAGAATGTTAGCTTGAAAACTTCTCCTCAGAATGTTAAAGACCCCTTGCTCTGTTGCTCCTTGAGACCTAGCATAAGAAGCTTGGCGAGCCAGTCTCTGTGAAATCCGCTCAGGAATGTTTGTAATGGCCTCAGTAGTAGTATGAATCTGCTGAGTGATAGTTTTTCCGATCGAACCCTTACGTGTTTCATAAATGTAAGGGAAAATCTGAAGTCCTCCTCGTACGTTTCGTGCTGTTTCACGCCAGCCATACACGTTGTGTATATTGACGTTTCGTACGAGAACCATTGACATTCTCTGAGCGGCTTCTTTAAGCTTAGGGTCTCTACTAGCAAAAGAAAGTTCATTAATCCAAGAATCTATTTCTTCAAAACTTGGACACTGACGAATGGACTCTCTTAAAGTTATTGCTAGTGCCTTTCTAAACGAAGCTTCGAACCGACGCGGAACTAGAAAAGGCGACGTTTTTCGAGA